GGGTGAAGGGTTATGACGTCACGTCTGATAAGTGACATTATGTAAACCAAAGTGAGTGAAGGGAATAGACATCAAGTGCAAGCCTGGATTGATAAAAATGGATCGGATGGATTTGAAAAGGGAGAGGCCCCCGGCCCCCCCCTGGACGGGCTTTCGGGTTATCGGTGTAATGTCCTTGTGGCTACGAAAATATAAAGGGGTTCTTTTTGAAGAAGATCAGTGAGAAGAGGAAGGTGGAGTTATTGAAGCGTAGGGCGGAGTTGTTGGGGGAGGTAATACCTAAGTGGGATAAGCGGATGGAGGAGTATGAGAGTAGGAACAAGATAGAGTTTTTCAAGCCGTTTGTGCATCAGGCGAGGGTGCTGGAGTATATACATGCGGGGAAGAGGGTGGTTACGTTGGCGGGGGCGAACGGGGTGGGAAAGACGGTATTGGGTTCGGTGGTGGTTGGTTCGGCTTGTTTAGGGATACAGCCTTGGGACAAGGGGCCGACGGTGTGGGGGGAGAGGCCGGTGAGGGTGCGGGTGTTGTGTACGGATTGGGAGAAGGCGGCGGGTACGGTGATAGTGCCGAAGTTGAAGGAGTGGTTGCCGGTGGGACAGTATACGACGGCAAAGAATAATGTGGGTGTGGAGTCGATGTTTACGTTTAGGAATGGGAGTACGATAGAGATTATTACGAACAAGCAGGACACTTCGGATCATGAGGGGTGGGAGGGGGATTTGGTGTGGGCGGATGAGCCGTTTACGCAGGACAAGTGGGTAGCGAACATGCGGGGTTTGCGTAAGACGGTGGGTTTGTTTCTTATTACGATGACGGCGGTGAGGGAGGCGTGGATGTTGGATGAGATAGTAAGGAATGCTCATCCATCGTATGCGTCGGTGACGGAGATCCCTATTACGGCGAATCCTACTTTGAGTAGGGAGTATATAGAGACGTTCACGGCGGCGTTGGACCCGAAGCAGAGGATAGCGCGGATCGAGGGGAAGTGGTTGAACTTGGTGGGGTTGGTGTGGTCGGGGTTCAACAAGGAAGTGCATATCGTGGAGAGGTTTGATGTTCCTACGGATTGGCCGGTGGTGGTGTTGGTGGATTATCATCCGTCGAAGGAGATTGCGATAGGGTATTATGCGATCAACCCGCATGAGGAGATATTTGTTATAGATGAGGTGTTCAAGAATATGAGTCCCGAGATGGTAGCGGATGATATTATCAGGAAGAAGACGGCGAATGCGTGGAGGTTGAAGGAAGCGTTTATTGATCCTCTGGCGAAGGGGGACATGACGTATATCAAGAACCGGGGGTTTACGGATATACCCTCGGCGTTCAATACGTTGCAGGAGAGGTTGTGGAAACACGGGGTGGATTTGTTTGTGGCTTCGAGGGATAGGGATAGTGGGATACGGAATGTGGAGAAGATGCTGACGGGACCGAATGGGAGGCCTACGCTGTGGTTTTTTAACACGCTGGACAAGATAGATAAGGAAGGGCATTTGTGGGAGATCATGCGGTGGGTTTGGGATGATGACAACAAGCCCAAGGATAAGGATGATCATTTCATGCAGTTGTTGTACCAGGTAACGTTGACGGGTACGAAGTGGACGAAGCCGATGGCTTCTTCGGACAACTTGACTTCTGATTTGGATTTCAACCCGTTTGCTAAAGGGTATGGAAGAGAAGCGGTTCTTTAAAAGGAGTTTACAACATGGGTGACGCGGGAGCTGCGAGTGGAGATGGTGGGGCGGATGCGTCTGCGGTAGATGCTGCAGCCGCTGCTGCGGTTGATGCTGGGGCCGCCGCTGCTGCCGCCGGGGATGTAGGGGCTTCGGATAGTGGGTACATTCCCCCGCCCGAGGCGGCTATCACTCCGGTTGCGGAGCCGGTTGCCGTGGCGAAGGAAGCGGGGAAGCCGGAAGTGAAACGCAAGGAGAGACGGAGAAGTTTGCTTTCCGAGGAGGAAGGCGGGTTGCTGAGCCAGGCGCCTACTTACCGCCGGTCACTCTTGGGATATTGATATGCCACTAAGCGACGATGACATCAAGTTCATAATCGACAGAAACGATAAGCTGAAGTCCATCCGAATGCAGTACGAACCGCTCTGGGAAGAACTGGCTGAATTTATCTTCCCCCGCCGGATAGGAATCGGAAGCTATATCTCACCCGGCCAGAAGCAGACTACTGTTCTTTATGACGCTACCGCTATCCATTCCAACGAACTCCTCGCCGCTTCCATGCACGGCACTCTTACCCCATCGTCTTCCAAGTGGTTCTCCCTGAAGCTAAGGGACGATCGGCTGAACCGGATTAAAGATGTTATGGACTGGCTGGAAATCTGCGGGGATAGGATGTACCTTGCGCTCCGGCAGAGTAACTTCAACTCCGAGATCCACGAAGTGTTCTTGGATCAAGGGGCGTTCGGGACGGCCTGTATGCTGGTGGAAGAGAAGTCCTTTACCCACTTCGGGTTCAACGGGTTGCAGTTCCAAGCAATCCAGAACTCTTCCTACTGCGTGGACGAGGACGCCGAGGGCCGGGTGGATACCCTGTTCCGGGAGTTTGAGCTTACCTCTCGGGCGGCAATCAAAAAGTTTGGGGAAAAGAACGTAGGTAAAAAGGTTCGGGAGTCGGAAGAGAAGAAGCAGTACGACGACAAGTTCAAGTTTCTCCATTGCGTCTACCCAAAAGACGATGGGGATAAGGGCCAGCCGTTCATATCCTATTATATCGGGTTGGACGACAAGAACGAGATTTCCAGCAATAGTTATTACGAGTTCCCGTTCATGGTTCCCAGGTGGTCCAAGTCCTCCGGGGAAACCTATGGGAGAGGGCCGGGGCATACCGCCCTTCCCGATGTGAAGACGTTGAATAAGGCCAAGGAGTTCGGCCTAAAGGCGTGGGCGAAGGACTTGGACCCCCCCACCTTCGAGCGGGACGGGGCTGTAACTGGAAGCCTAAAACTTTACCCCGGCGGCAGGAACGTCGCCAGAAACAAAGATGATGTTTGGACTTTGGACCGCCATATTAAGTACGACGTTTCCCAGATCAAAGAGGAAGAGTTAAGGCAGTCTATAAGGCAGATATTCTACTCCGATCAGTTGAAGCTCCAGGAAGGCCCGGAGATGACGGCTACGGAAGTCCAGGTGCGCTACGAGTTGATGCAGCGGTTGCTTGGCCCTACCATTGGAAGAGACGAAAGTGAACTCATGAATCCCATGATAGAGCGGGTCTTCGGCACGATGTTTCGTGCAAACTCAAGTCAGTTCCAGGTCCTCCCACCCCCTCCTCCCGTACTCGCCAAAATGGGGATCAGGGAAATTGACATAGAGTACGAAGGCCCGCTTGCTAAAGCCCAAAGGATGACGGAGTTGGCTGCCAACAAACAGGTGTACGCGGTAGCCATAGATATTTCTACAGTCCAGCCAGAAGTCCTGGATAACCTTGACGGCGACGCGGCGGTAAGGAACACGGCTGAGATTGTGGGGTCTGGGAAGTTGCTTCGCTCGATTGAGGAAGTGACGCAGATCCGGGCGGATCGGGCCAAGGCTCAGGCGGCGGAACAGCAGAAGATGGATATGGAGAGGATGGCTCTCGGGGCGGGCAAGGCGGCACCCGCGATTAAAGCACTCTCGGAGGCGGCAGGTGGCGGAACCCAAGCGGCGAGCGGTAAATAAGGAGCAGTTGGGCCGGTATGGTGACTATGCGGCCACCTTCCGGTCGGTTGGCGGGAAACGGGTTCTGGAAGATTTGAAGAATGAATATTATTTCCAGAAATCCTATGTCCAGGGGGACGTTTTCGAGACGTTCCGCCGGACCTGTTGCCGGGACTTGATTACCCGGATTGAGTGGATGGTTTCCCGGGCTGATGAACAATTTGACGTGGAGGACGAATGAGCAGCGATACGGGGGTTGTCCTGACTATCCTGGTCGATAAGAACGGTTCCCTTACCGTTACCGGCCCGATAAACGACAAGATTCTATCGCTTGGCCTGCTGGAGATGGCGAAGAACATTGTGCTGAACCACAAAGAGAATAGCGGCTTGATAGTTCCCAAGTTGGTTGTTCCCAAGGGGATGTCAAGTTAAAGGAGGCAAAATGACCAGATCGGATCATGTTGCGATTTTGGACATTCTGAGAGGCACGGTTAGGGGGACGGTTGCCCAAATGCCTCGGGGATACATCCAGACAGATACCGCAGCCCTTCAGGCCGGCTACGGATATGCTGCTGCGGATGGAGAGTTTATCTGTACCGCTCTTGGTATCAAGGTTACTCGCCTTGCCGCCTTGGCAAACGATCACAGGGATTATTACGACGAAGGCGCGAATTTAATCTACACAACTTAGGAGGGTAAATGGCAGAAGAAGGAATCGCCGGTGGAACGGGCAGTCCTGGTGCTGAGGGATCTGCTCCATCAGGCGGGAGTTCCGGTGCAAGTGCAACTCCCGGTCTTGACTGGAGTACGTTTAGGGCAAGTCTGGGAGATTTGGGTAAGGACAAATCCTTCGACACATATAATGATGTTAAGGGGCTTGCCAAATCCCACGTTGAGCTAAACAAGATGATTGGAAACTCTCTTCGGTTGCCAAAGAAGGATTCCCCTCCCGAAGAACGGGAAAAAGCTATCAAGGAAATCATGGGGAAACTCAAGGCCGAAGGAATTTTGGAAGGAACCCCCGAGACTCCTGATAAGTACGACATCAAGGTTCCAAAGCAAGAGGGGTGGAAATCTAATGATAACCTAATTAAATCATTTAAAGAACACTCCCACAAAACCGGCAAATCTCCATCGCAGGTGCAAGCCGACTTTGATTGGTTTATTAACTACCAGGCAGAGGAACAACGGCAAGAGCAGATGGAGTTCGAGAACGCCAAGCAGTCATTGAAATCGGAGTTCGGCGGGCTTTATGTTCGCAAGATGGAGGCGGCAAGGCGGGCGGCGGCAAAGTACCTTGGGGAAGATGGGGACGCCCTGATAAGTGATCTGCCACCCAAGGCCGGGGCCAGGATCTTAAAAGCTCTGGCCGAGATTGGCGACCCCCTCTTGGAAGGCGCGATGGTGGCCGGAGAGATCCCAGGGGTAGTCACGGCGGATCAGCTTACCGCCAAGATCAACCTGATGATGAACGATAAGAAGCACCCCCTTAACGACATATCCCATCCCCAACACAAGGATGCGGTATCCGAGTACACCAAGTTGCAACAGGACTTCATCCGGTTGCAAGGCCGGAAAGGGGGTAGGTAGCCATGCCTCTTATGCAGGAAGCCATGAGTCGAGAGGAGTGGGAGAGAAAAGAGTTGGGGTTGCCTCCCTTGAAAAAGAAGAAAGTGGAACGCCCCGATCCTGTGTTTCCCAAGGTGGACAAGCTCCTGAGTTTCAAGGAGGTTCCCCTTGACAGGTTTGTCCGGCTAATAAATGTCAAGAGGAACAACATAAAGAATAAGGATGGGGTTTCATTCATCGGGTTCGATGTGGATATGGAAATCAAGGCTAAAGAGAAGAAGA